CGTCCGATAGGGTCAGGCCGTCGACCGCCGCCGGCCGGAAGGTCGCCGCCCCCGCCGCCGTGTCCCCGGCCGCGACCCCGTCGGACGCGCCGCCGCGCAAAGTACCGACCGCCGACGGGACGTCGCCGGCTTCGGCGCCATCGGTCAAATCGGTTCGAAAAGTCGCCACCGTTGCCGGGGCGTCGGACAGGTCGGCGCCGTCGCCGGCAGATACTAACAGGGTCGCCTCCGCCGCGATAACATCGCCAGCGTCGACGCCGTCGGTCGCCGTCCGGCCCCCGGTCAGGATCCGCGCCGGGGCGTCGGTCGCTTCTATCCCGTCCGCCGCCGTCGCCTGGTACGTTTGGGATGACGCGACATATTCAAAGGCACCAATATCCCATACGCTATTTTGAGGCCTTGATACTCCTAATATGTCGTAATCATAAGTTAGTGTCGCACCCTGATCTATTACAGGGCTTCCGGCCTTCAATGAAAAATCATCGCTGCTGTAGTCATTGAAAATATCAGTCCCGGCGTATCCTGAAAGATCGACGCCAGAAGAACCGGGATCACTGCCGGACGAATAAGCGTTATTTGTTATGGTAGAAGTTGTTGCTGTGCTTGTGAAAGAGTATTCTGTTGAAGAATTGAAAATTAGATTATTTCTAATATCTATTGTATCGCTGCCTCCGTAAAGGAGTATGTTCAAACCGCCAGCGCAATCAACAATAGTGTTATTTGAGATTATAAAAACGTCACTTGTTGTGCCGGATGAAAAACTGATAGCATCATTTCCGCAGTCATAAAGAACATTGTTGTAAATTAAATAAGTGTGTTCATCGCCTGTTTTATCAGTTCCACCGATTCCGTTGCTATTGTCTGATTTTATTATGCAATCGTAGACAGTTAAATCAGCAGCATCAGGGACAAAACGCCGACTTATGCCAACTCCATCCCCGGCATTGCTGCTTTCGTTTTGGATTTGAATGCCCGAAATTATGTTCACCTTGTGCTTTGGCACGATTGCGCCATAATATCCATCAGCGACCAGCCTATAAGCTGTTGTGTTCCACTTCCCGTCATGCCGGGCCTGATTTGCTTGTCCATCGTTGAGAGTTATCGGGCAATAAATACCCATGCTATCAGCATCGTTGTCGTCTAAATTACATACGGTAGTATCCGCAGACGTAAATGGCCCGACTATAATTAACTTCTCAGCGTCACCTGACCCGGCATTGGCATCCCTATCGGCTTCCCACGCAGACATGGATGTAAAAATACGAGTCGAATACTTCGCGTCCCTTGCGGCTTCAGATACCTCACCGCCCCAGGATTCGGTCCCGTCCCACCAGTCTGATCCTGATCCGCCCTCAATCAATATGGAATAAACATCTGCCATTTATTTATCCGTAGGCTCAAAGACAGAAATGTTCTTTGAAGTATTTTCAATGTACCTATCAAAGTTTTGTATAAATTCTCCATCAATAAATCGAAATTTATATTTAGGGTCTGTGACCAGTTCCTTCCAGTTATCTCCATCTTTCCATAAAGACTTTTTCTCTGGTTCATCGAAAGTCCAATCTAACGTCTTTGCTCTTGTTGCAGTTCTAATTTCAGGGGTAATGGCAGAAAGAGCCGCTTGTAAAGTTTTTGCGTCTTCCTTTACGGTTTCAAAATCAAACATCGCGAGTTCTCTCTCGCTAAAAACGTGAGAGTCATCAAAAACGCCGATGATGTCGCCGGGTTCGCACCTTCCGTCTACTGCTGATTTGTCATTCACTAAAAGTAATTTCGCCATTTTTAAACGCCCTTCGGGTTTTTGCCGATCAAATAGTCCTTCAGGCCCTTAGTCAAAAAGTAAAAACCAATGATAATCAAATAGGCGCCGCCGATCGTGATCTTCGCCGACCCCCAGGTAAAAATTTCGATCCCGATCTTTTCCGCGATTTCCGCAGCGTTGTTCCCGGTCAAAATAACCCACCAAATGAAACCGTGAAAGGTCAGGGCGATCACGGGCCTGACTTGCCGCGAAAGAAAACCGCTTTCGCGGATATCTTTCCGGCGGTCGGCTTCGTCGGCAAATTCCGCCGCGTCGTACTTGATCCCGGCGTCGATCAGCGACGCTTCCAGCTTTAGGACCAGTTCCGGGTCCGCTTTGACGGATCGGATTGCTTCGCCTGGGTCCTGAATCCCGGTGACGGCTTTCGCGACGTCTACGACCTTCGAAGCCGTCTTCGCCGCGTCCTTGCCAATCAGCTTCCCGGCCAGCCAGGGGACGACTTCGACCAGGGACATCGCCAGCGGTAAAATTGGAAGCATTGTTTCCCCCTTTCAGGCGACCAGACCGGCCCGGAATCGATCCATCCCGAAGGCCTTCCCCGGACAGGTTTTGTCGGCAAAGTCGCAGTGGCCCCGGACGCGATCGGCCGGGATCCCGAAGACGTTCATCAGGGACCGGACCAGGCCCAGACCCTTGACCCACATTTCCGGGGGGGGCGGACCCATGTCGTAATTGCCGACGAAGCAGATCCCCAGGGACCGGGAATTCTGCCCCCGGCAGTGGGCGCCCATCCGGTCGGGCATCCGGCCGACCAGGACTTCGAAGGTATCTTCGATCCGTTCAATCCCAAAGTGGTAGCCGATATCGGACCAGTGATTCGTCCCGACGTGATAGCGCCGGATCGCGTCCCAGGATACCGTCCGGGAATCCTTTGTCAGGCTATGGTGAAGGATGATCAGTTCGGGCTTCATAGGCTTTTCGTCCTTATCCATCGCGCCGTCATGTGAACCACTATCGCCAGGATCGCAAGGCCGAAGACGACCGTCCGCGCCGACCACCACCAGGACCCCATAAACGCGATATATTCCGCCGTGTCCCGCGCCCTTAAAATCCGCGCCCAGGTGTTCGTCCAAAAGGTCAAGGCGATCCCGTAAAACATGACGGTTACATAGGCGTAAACGGGGCCGACTTCCAGGTTCGTTCGGGTCGCGATTTCGACGATCCGGATCGTGAAAAGTACGGCGCCCCAGGTAGCAGTCGCCGCCACGAAAAGATAGGCGAAAAGGGTGTAGTCGCAGTTCATCCCGGCATCCTTTCGTTAAGTTGACAGGCGCAAATGATGTCTGCCTTTTCGAGCTTATCGGCGAACCACTTTTTTTCGCCATTCAATAGCAATCGTTCCGCTTCTTCAATCTTCGCCGTCGTGTCGGCTTGCGCTTCTTCGATTGCCTCAAGTCCGGCCGGGACGGCGATCATCTTCCGGCGAATCAATGCCGCGTCCTTAAAAAATTTAATCATTTTTAAACCCCGACATGACGTTGATAATGGTTGCCAGCTTATTGACCGCCGTTGTATTCGCGACGATCGCGTCGTTCTGCTTTGTGATATACCGCATTAGCAAAAAAATAACGTACAATAGCGCCGCCGTGGGGATGATCCTGATAATGACTTCGGCCGGAAGTGCTTCGACGATCTTCGCGATTTCGCCCATCATGTCGCCACCCGCCACCACTTTTGATTGATAACCGCGCCCGTGATGGCCCTTTCGATCAGGATGAATTTCTCCGCGACCCATCCGGCGCCGTCTACCGAAGGGCCTTCCAGGACGTCCAGTTCCGCCGCGTCGCCTTCAACGATATCAATACAACGGAAGGCCGGTTCGCTTCTTTCGACGATATCGTGACGAAACGCGAAAAGCGATAGGTATCTTTGCGCCAGGACCCGCGCCGTCCCTTCGTCCTGGACGTCCGGATATGATAGCGTGACCCGTGGCCTGGTCCCGTACTGGTAGACCGAAAGCCGGCAAAGACTATCGTTCGTATAGTCGAAAGCCATTTCGCTTTCGTAAGCCCCGGTCGACGGATTCAAGCCGTATTTTACCGATAGATCATTGACGACCTTCGAATCCGGGGTCCTGGATATCATCACGACGTCGCCGGCCTGGGAAGACCGTCCCGACCGATAGACGACCGGGGCGTCCGGATGGATCCCGAAGACCGCCGCCGCCCCCCGCGCCTGGGTCCTGGCGTAAGCGCATTGCCCAAGGATCCGATCGACGACCGCGATCGCGTCGGTCGCTTTGTTGATGATCGTCGCGAATTTTACGCCGGGAAGCCGCGCCGCCATCGTCTTTAGCGACTGGACGTCAATTCGATCGTGCGCCGTCTTCGTTTCCGTCGCTATCAAGTGGTGGACGATATGCGCCGGATGTTCGATCAGGGCGTCCGTTGTCCCGGTATAGAATCCGGATGAATCCGGGATCCCGCGAATTGACGCCGACAAAGGTTCGGAAGCGACTTTGTCCGCCGTGAAATCAAAGTAGCTCACCGCCCCGCCGTTGCCGTCCCTACCGGCCGGGTAAAACGTGAAACCGCCGGCCGCGACGACGGCGCCGTCCTTGTCATAGACGTTTACCGTGGTCGCCGTGTAGTCGGCGTCGGTCGAATCGCTTTCGCCGGCCATTGCAAGGTACTTATATGCTGAAGTGTCGATACATTTCAGCGGGACGCCACGGGGCCAGTCGCCGTAGACGATCGCCTGTGGTAGTCCGGCGACGGATCCGGCGCCGCCTTCGGTGCGGTGCGACGGCCAGGTCGCCGCGTTGATCGTCGTCCTGGGGATCGCGCCGAATTCAATCAACGGCGATTCCGTGACCGTGAAAGCGTATCGCTTCGCGTCGTGGCTTTTTTTTGCGAAGTACCCGCGAAAAAGGACGCCGTTCGTGGCGATGTCGGCCCAGTCAAGACCATCGGCCCACAAATAGACGGTGACCTTCGCGCCGTCCAGCCGGCGCCGGACTTCTTCGTCCTGAAGCCGTCCGTCGTTCGCGATGGTCATTTCCAGGCTTCGAAGACTACAGGTCATTGACTCAAGCGAAAAGGACGTCCCTATCGCCGGTTCGGCCAAAAGTCGTCCTTCGAAAAATAGCGGATCCCCGGCCGAATACGGGACCGAAAGGTTTTTCACGGCCCACCGCTTCAAAAGCCCCTGGAAGTCCGCCTGGACAAGGACCCAGGGCTTCCGGGCGATCTTCAGGGCTTCGGCGATCGTTGTCATAAGATTTCTTCCAGTTGCAGGGTAAAGTCGAAACGGGCATCGCCGCTTTTGTGGATCTGGCGGATATCGCCGATCGACTTCACAAGGTAAGCATTGGTCAGGGTCGCCGCGTCGGGGATCAAAGCGATGTTCTTCCCTTCAAGGTAATCGACCAGGGCCAGGACTTCCTGGGTCGTGTCTTCGTCCGAAGACCAGCCGACGGAAAAAAGCCGCTTCCGGTCGGCGCCCTTTATCGGAATTAGCCCGCCGTGTGGCGTCCGGATCATTTCGATATCGTAGACGTATGACCGACCGTAACCGGGCTTCCAGGTCCGGGTCAGGGCGATCGATAGGCCGGCGACCATCGTCCCGATCTGGTAAAAGCCGTCCGCCGTTTCCTGTGCCGCGATCGCGATCCGGACAAAGCGATACAGCCCCCCCGTGAAGGTCTTCGCGACGCTTGCCTGGAATATTGCGAAAGTGTCCGCCGCCCCGACGCTATGCGCCGCCGTCGTGTCGAGCATGATATAGGATCCGACGTTGTCAAGGATCCGCCATGTGACCCCGTCGTCGGTCCCGGACGTCGGCCGGAAGAATAGGTTTTTCAAGGCGTGGTCTTTGTACCCCGCCAGAAGTGAAGTGTCCTGAATCGCGTTCCCGGCGACGGCGTCGACGGTCCCGGTCGCAAGGTCAAATGAAACGCTTTCGTCGACGGACGGGGATCCCCAGGAATCGGTCGCGTTCATCTGAAAAGAAAGGGTCCGGACGTTACAGCCAAAAAAGCCGACGCCGTCGACCATGTGCCGGACGTTTTCCCCCATGTCGATAACGATCGCGATCGCCGCGTCGTCCTGTTCCGATCGCCACGGCCGGGAAGGCGAATCGGTGATGATGTTCGACGCCGCGAAGCCGTAGTCGGGCGAAATGGTCCAGGCGTCGCCAGCGACCCCGGCGCCGCCGTGCCAGGCGATTTCTACCCCGACCGCCAGCCGTTGATCTTTGACGTCGACCGCGACCGGACAGGCGTTCGCCGAATAGGCTTCCCAGGCGCCGCGAAAGGCGACATAGGTGTCGGTGAAATCGGTCCAGATAACAACGGCCAGGTGACCGTGAACCATCGAAAGACTGATGTTTTCGACGGACCCGCCCGGACTATAATTAACGGAAGCCGACCAGGTTTCGCCGTGGTCGTCGCTGTAAACCGTGTAGATCGTGTTCGACGCCCGGTAAGTGACATAGATCCGACCCGAAGGATCGACAGCCGCCGTTGGGTATTGTAGATCGGTCCCGCCAAAATTCGCGACGGCGATCACGCTTCCCCAAGTGACGCCGTTGTCTTCGCTGATCTTGCACTTGATTTCAAAATCGGCCAGGGAATCTTCGTCGGAAGCGTAGACACAAACTATGTTCCCGTTCGCCGCGACGACCGCCGTCGCCTGTTTCTGGTCGTTCGTGTCGGCGATCACTTCGGCGGATTCTTCCCAGGTCAGGCCGCCGTCCCGCGAAACCTGTCGCCATATCGAATATGAGTTCGACCCGATATTGAGGATCGACCCGTCCGGAAGAAGCATATTAGATCCGGTCATGCCGTAAGCCGTCGAAGCGATTTCGTTCCAGGTCTGACCGTGATCGTCGCTGTAGACCATGACGTTATTCCGGAAAAAGCAGATCCGGCCGGAAGCCAGGACGACCGGCGCCTTACAGCCGGGGTAAGTCGTCGCCGCCGTTATTGCCGCGCCCCAGGTAAGGCCGCCGTCGTCCGAAATATAGGCCAGGATTTCGCTATCGCCTGACGAACCGAATAGGGCGACCAGGTCGCCGTTCGCCGCTTCGACGATATACGGCATTTCACCGCCGCCAGACAGCGTTCGCTTCCCGACGAAATTATTCTGGGCGATCGCGTCGCGCCCTAGCCAGGTCGTCCCCCCGTCGTGCGACCATTTAAAGGTCGCCGTTCCGGCGTCGCCGCCGGCCACAAGTTCGACCTGGATTTCGCGGGTTGAAAAAGGCAGGGTCACCGTGAAGGTATCGCCGGTCAGGGTCGAGTTGACCGCCCCGGACCAGGTGATCGTCCCCGTCGCCTGGGCGAAGTCCGTTATCGTCGCCGTTCCCGACGTATTTTCCCCGCCCGTGAATTCGATCGTCGCGCCGATCAGGTAGTCGTCGCCCAGGGCCGACAGGACGGAATCGACGATCGTCGTTGTAGATCCGTCGCCGGTTGCCGTCCCTGAGTACACCAGATCCGCCACGTCCCCCGAAGCCAATAGCCTAAAGGCGCCGGTATTGCCGGCGTCCGGCGTCGGTTGTGCGGCAAATGGCGCCGCCTGTTCGGTCGCCGAAAGGAAATGACTTTTCGCCAGTATGTTTTCCGCGATCAGTTTAGTTGTCATATATCGATCCCCGCTTCCGCCGCTTCGACGTACTGGATCCGATTTCCGACCCGGCCATCGTTTACTTTTTGAAGCATATCGGCAAACCATCGGGCGACGTCGTCGGTCGCGATCACACCCTTATTGACGAAGACGATCGGCCGACTGTCCCCCCCGGCGACGGCCCCGGCGTTGATCGCATCGATCGCCGGCTTCCCGCCGATCGCCTGGGTCGCGGACCGCGAAAGGATCCCTTCCCCGGTCTGTGCGACGACCAGCCTTTCATCGGCGCCCAGGAACATTCCGCCGTGAGCTCTAGGGACGATTCCGCCCTGATGAAAAATTCCCCCGATAAAATCGCCGATTCCGCCGACGACGTCGTGAATCACGTTCCCGACGCCGCTGAAGACGTTGCTGGCCGCTTGTCCAAGTCCGCCGGGACCCAGTAACAGAGGAAGCGATATCGGCGCCAGGAAGGGCAAAGCCGACGCGAATGAAAACCCCGACCCGATTCCCGCTTCCGCCGCCGCCAGTCCGGCGACGTTGGCTTCGCCGGCCATCGAAACGCCCCCCAGGGCCGTCGCGCCGTAACCGCCGCCGCCGCCGAATAGGCTTGAGATCCCGTAACCTTGTAAAGCCGACGATACCAGCCCCCCGCCGCCGCCGGGGACCGGAAGGCCGACCATTCCCATAACGGACTGGGTCCCCCACTGGACGGCCATCTGGGCGATCATATCCACGAAGGACCGAAGCATCGAATCAAGGAAGCCCTGCCAAAGGTCGCTGAAGTCCGAAAGGTCGCCTTTCATCGCCCGGAAAAGACCGTCGGAAAACATTGACTTCGCAGAACTGGTGAAGGTATCGAAGACCGCCAGGCCACCTTGCGCCCATGTGTACTGGTCCCGAAGCATACGGCGATAACCGGCGCCGACCCCGTCGAAGAAGTTACCGTGGGCCAGGGCGCGTTCGTCCAGTAGGTCTTCAAGTTGCGATTCGTACCATCGATCGACCGTCGCCTGGTCGCGGGTCAAAGCCTTGTAGTTGTCGCGTTCCTTGCGTAAGGCCGCGATCTTGAAATCGAAATAACCCTGGGCCTTCCCCTTTAGATCGCCGTACATTTTACCGTAGGCTTTCGCGATTTCCGAAGCCAGCTTCAGTTCCGCCTTCGCCGCTTTTGCTTTTTCCTTCGACGTCTGGACGACCGCGTCGGTGATCGCCGCGTATTGCTTGACCTGGGCCTTTTCCGCCTTCGCCGCGACGACGGGGATCGCCGCGACCCCGTCGCGCCAGGCCTTCAGCTTCTTTTTGACGGCGTCGTAGCCGGCGTTCGTCTTTTCGATATCCGCGACGATTTCGGCCGTGACGTCCCGCGTCGCATATTTAAATTGTTCGGTGCTTCGGGTCAGGGCGTCGAAGGGGTTCGAATCGATCGCGCCCAGGGCGACCAGGGCCTTCATGAGTTCGTCCAGCGGGAAAAGTAGGATCCGAAGGCCCTTGATCAGGACATCGATTGACGTCGCCAGGACGTTTATCGCGGTCTGGCCGACCATCTTCAGGCCCAACCATCCATTGTGGAAAAAGCGAAGCGTTTCGATCGCGACGCCCATCTTGTCGACGACGTACAGGATCCCGGCCTTCGCCAGGTTTTGCAGGTCGACCCGGTTGTCGGCGATCGCGTTCCCCCAGGCGATGAACTGGGCTTCCGCCATTTTGACCAGGTCGGTGAAGAATTTTGACCGCGTGATTGTGAAGCCCAATTCTTCCTTCATGTCCCCCAAGGCGTTGCCGGCCGCCGTGACCGCGCCGCCGAAGGTTTCCCGCGCCGCCGCCGCCGCTCCGCCGAATTCGGACTCAAGTTCGGCCAGGATGATCGCTTGCGCTTCCGCGACCCGCCCCGACTCTTGAAGGGCCGCGATCATCCTTTTCTGTTCGTCGGTGAAGGTAACGCCGACCCGCGACAAAGCGGACAGGCCCTTGATCGGGTCGTTGACCGCTTTCCCGATCTGGACCATCGCGGAATTCAGGTCGGTCCCCATCACGTCCGCCATGTCCAGGGCCGCCATTGTCGCCCGTTCGAAGGCTTCCCCCCGGATCTGCTTGAAGGACGCCAGGATCGCCTGGCCGCCCAGAATGACTTCGTCGCCGACGGTCGTCACGGCTTGCATCGACGACGCCATTTTTTTCATCTGGTCAAGGTTGTAGCCGGCCGCGTTGCCGGTCGCTTGAAGGACGGCGCCCAGTTTCGCTTCCGCCTTTTCCTGGGTATTCGCCAGGGCGACGGCTTCGGACATGACCCGGTTCGCGACGTAAAGGCCGCCGACCAGGGCCGCGACCCCGGCCCCGGCCGCGACGGCGCCGGTCTTTGCGACGTTCATCGCGGTCTGGGCGTGCTTCCCGAAGGCTTTGACGACGACCGACCCCTTATCGTCGACTAATAAATCAAGTTTCAGCTTTGCCATATTTCCGCCGTGCTTCCCTTAGTGCTTCGATAACGACCAGGCATCGATCGTATAAAATAGGCCTTTGACCTTTCGGGACGCCGGCCAGGTCCATCGCGGACATAAGCCCCGAAAAGTCGAAACCGCCGTCGGGACGAACAACGCCGGGAAGATACTTTTCGGCGAAGGCCCACGACCGGCGGATCCGGTCAGATAGCTTCGGGATCGCGTCGGTCGGCCGTTTGCACTTTTCGACATAATCGATCCCTTCGCAAGTTATGTTGATGAATCCGTCCCGTTGTGACCGCCGGCAGGTCCCGCAGTCCATACGCTTCGCCGGGGGCGTGAAGTACCAGGTCGCCCAGGCTGTCAGTCCCGTTCGGACGCCCCCTTCGCGTCCTGGAAGTCCCGCGACCGCTGGATCACGAAGTCCCGGATCCCGTGCGGGTTGTACTTGAAAAGTGCTTCCTTGACCCCGTCGGTCAGGGTCAGGGCGACCCCGTCGGCGCCTTCGAAGTTGTAAAGGTCGGTCAGGCAATAGGCGAAGATCTCCATCGTCTGCGCCCCGTCGACGACCATCCCTTCCGGCGTGATGACGACCTTCGTCAGTTCGGCCGGATAGGGGCGGACCCCGACGGCGACCCGGTCGCCGGCTTCGGTCAAAAGTTCGCCGGTTTCAAAGTCGTAAACTTTCGGGTCCATCGATAGGCCGGTGAAGTCAAGTTTCATTTTCATGGCGTTTGTTCCTTTCCCTTCCGTGGTTTTTGGTTCCCCTGGTCTTTATGCGTCTTCGGTGAAAGCGACCCCGCCGTGAACCGTGAACTGTACGGGTTCCTTTACGACGTCGCCGATGGTAGCCGCGACCGATAGGCCGTTGATCGTTGCCCAAAGGTCGAAGTGATCCCCGGTCGCGTCGGCGTCTGGGTCGTAGTTGAAAAGCCGAAGGAAAAGATACAGCCCCGTTCCGTCGGCCGCGTCGATCAGTTCATTCAGGAAGGACTTCGACCCGATCAGGAAGGCTTCCGCGCCGCCGGATCCGCCGGAAAGACCCGGAACGGCCGTTTTCCAGTTTTGACCGCAACAGGAAACGTCCGCCAGGTCGACGGACAGATCCAGGGACCAGCCAAGAAGATATCCGACTTTTTCAAGGGCCGCCGCCGGAATATAGCCGTCGTTCCCGGCGACCGTGACGGTCCCGACGTTCGCGGTAAAACCGGCCAGGCCCCGGACCAAATCAACGGTCAAAACGGTTTCGCCGCCATCGTCGGTAAAGGTCGGAAGGGCTTCCGGGTTCAGAATCCGCTTCGTCGCGTCCGTGATCTGCGCGTCCGTCCCGCTTTCGGTCGTCGCTTCCGCCGCCAAATTGCCAATGACCCATTTGTCGCCGCTGGTATGACCCGTCGTCGCCGCGAAGGTAACCGTTTGATCGTCGCTCAAGGTTTGCGCCGCGCCCGTTATGGCGACGCCAGAAGTCCAGGCGCCGCCGTCTTTTCGCCAGCGGAAGGTATCGGGCGTCGCTTCCCCGTCGATTTCGACTTCAAAGTAGGCCGACGCCCCGCCGGAATACCCGGTCCCGAAGGTCAGGTCATTAAGACCGGACCCGACGAATCCGTTCGGCCGGCGCCGATAAAGGGCCGCGTGTTTTCCGTGCATCGGTGTCGTAGGTGATCCCATACTTTCCCCCTATGCGTCTTCCGTAAACGCGACCCCGGCGACCAGGCCGAACTTGATCGGATCGGTTACTATTTCCCCGATAGCCGACGAAGGCGAAGCGCCTTCGATGATTGCCCAGGCGTCGAAGTGATCCCCGGTCTGGTCTTGATCCGGGTCGTAGTTGTAAAGCTGCAATAGGCATAAAGGCTGGCCGCCGTTTGCCGCCGCAGTTAGGACTTCCAGGCCGGCCGCCGTGCCGATCAAAAAGGCGTCGGCTTCGACTGACCCGCCGGAAAGTCCGGCGACCGCCGCCTTCCAGTCGTCGCCGCAGGTTTCGACCTGGGCCAGGTCGACGTTGATCGACATGGACCAGCCGCGAAGATATCCGATCTTTTTTAGCGCTTCCTTCGGGATATATTTCCCGGTCGCCCCTACCCCGCCGGCCAGGGATGAAACAAAAGTCGCCTTCCCGCGAACCGGGTCGACTTTCAAAACAGCTTTTCCGTCGACGACATCGACGAAGTTCGGAAGATCGTTCGGGTCAAGTAATCGCATCGCGGCATCCGTGATTTGAGCCGTCGCCCCGTCGACCGTCGTATCCGATCCGAATAAAGCGCCTATATACCAGCGATCCCCGGCCGTGTGTCCTGTCGTCGCCGCGAAAAGGAATCGCATCCCCGTTCCGAATTCCGTGACGCCTTGCAGGGCGCCGGTTATCGACCAGCCGGCGCCGCCGTTGTCATACCATGACCCGCCCCTGTACACCTTGACCTTGTCGGGCGTTCCTTCCGAGAGTATTTCGACGCCATAAACGCCTTCTGGGGACGCGACCCCGACTTCCCAGGACAGATCGTTCAGGCCGTCGCCGACGAAACCGCCAGGCCTTAGAAGATATAAAGCCGCGTGTTTTCCGTGCGTGGGCGTTGTCGGTGATCCCATCGGCCCCCCTTGCCGTTAGGCCGCGTCGGTCAGGGTCAGTGCGCCGTCGCCTTGGAAGTTGATCGTGAAGCCGACCTTCCCGCCCACGGCCGGGTTGATCGAAAAACCCGTGACGTAGACGTTCCCTGTGAAGGCGTTCGTCGCGCCGTCCAGAAGAAATTTCACGTCGGTCAATTTCGTCCCCGGCGTCGCCGCGATGATGTTATCGAAGAAAGCCTTTTGTTCGGTGTTGCCGGCGACAAAGGACCCGGAAAAAGACCCGGACCAGGACGCCAGGCCGGGGATCGACTCCTTCCAATTCTGGCCTTGGCGACTGATATCGTCCATGTCAAGGCTGGCGTCGATCTGCCAGCCGTCGGTGTATTCCATCGCGACGTTGTTCTTTTCTACCCGCGCCGCCTTGCCGTGAAAAGGTGTCGTGTTATAGGCCATTTTCCACCCCCAATTCCGTTAGGTTGTTATTTTCTTTTTCCCGGACGTCTTCTTCGGTGCCGGCTTCTCCCATTTCGATCGCGGCTTCAGCGTTGCCAGGACTTTTCCGTCCAGCCCGACGATCGCGACCGTGGCGTCCGGGCAGTCGCAACAGGCCGGCCGGACGTTGCCGTCGGCGGTCTTTTGCCGACAGGTTTTCGCGTTGCAATCGATTTCGATGATTCCGCGATATCTGTTCATACGTCGTCCCCTTTTATTCGAAGTAATCCGATTCCCCCTGGTAATACGGACGCGTCAGGCGGACTTCCACCGACGACAGTATGAAGGGAAAAGATTCGATCGTGTCGAATTCGACGTCCGCGACGCCGATTTCCCAGTCGTCGATATCGACCCCGTCGATCGCCGCGACGACATACTTCGTGAAGGTCAACAGGTTCCCGATCGACTTCTTTTCGACAATGTTCCCCCGCGCCTGGACCGACGCCGCGTCGTCGTGGAGTACGCAAACGACCCCGAAGGACCGGTCCTTTTGTTCCAGGTCCATTCCGTTGATCTGTCCCATCGGGAAGACGTGGACCAGGGGACAGTCGCCTTCGGCCGGCGGATCGCGCTCGTCGATCCCGACATAGACCTTATGCGTCGACCCGTATTCCGCCGCGCACCAGGCCTGGGTCGTCGCGTCGTCGTGGATCGCGTCGCGGATCGCGTCAAAGTGGGTCTTGAAATCGGTCATATCCGTTCCCCGGCCATTTTGCGTTCCCAGTCGCGTTCGATATTTCGAAGGGCTTCGGTCATGTTTGCCCGAATAAACGGGTCAATAACCGGCCGCGCCGGAAGGCGCATCGCGCCCCGTGTCGTCTTTTTTAGGAAAAAGAATTTCGCCGCGTTGCCCTGGCCCCGCTTCAAAAGTCTTGCGCCGATGTTCGCCAGCCAGGCGCCTTTCAGCTTTCGCGCCCGGTCGTAGGCGACCCCGCCTTCCTGCAATCGGTTGACCAGGTCTTCCCACCCGCGTCGCTTCATTTTTGGATGGACAAAGCCGACCGCGACGTTCAGGTTTTTCCCGGTCTTTTCCGCCTTATACCGGATCAGGTACTTCATGCCGGCCAGCGGTTTTCGGGCGTTTTTCTTTAAGTCGCCGGACTTCTTTCTTCGTGCGATCTGGGAATAGGGCGCCAGCCGTGCGTTCCCCGGCCGCGAAGAAGCCAATTCGGATTGAAGTTTCCCGCGAAGGCGGAAGCCTTCCTTTTTCGTCGCGACGTGCGCCGCCTTCACTCGTTTGGTTTCGACGGCGTCCAGGTCCTTTTTGAACTGGGCCGCGTTCCGCCATATCAGCGCCGCGCCTTTCATAACGGGACCCTTTCGCCTTTGGAGCATTCACAAAGCCATTCCGCGTCATGGTACGGGCTGGCCTTCAGTTCCCGGACGCCGTCGTCGACGATCGTCCATGTGTCCGACCCGATCAGGAAGGTCGACCGATACGTCGGACGGTCGGCGACTTCGGACTGGCGGACCTTGATCCGCGCCCGGTGCCGCCTGTTCGCGCCGTCCTTTTCCAGATCGCCACCTTCCCGGAAAAGGACGGTCACGGCGGACCCCGATCCGCCCGACGGCGTATAGGTCGCCGCCAGGCCGTTCAGGTTGTATATAGTGTCGGTCGCGGTCATTCAGCGTCCCCGGTTCGCGGTTTTCGTTTCGGCCCCGGCTTTTTCTTCGGCGCCGGGGCGGGTTCGAAGTCTTCTTCGGGTTCGGGAGAATTGCCGTCGGCGTCGACCGGGTCGACCTTGTGGACCAAATGCTTCGGGACGTCGCCGACGATCCCGACGACTTCCCCGGCCTTGAACTGGACCAGTTCCCGGACCTGGTAAACGCCGTCCTTGACTTTCATCAGCTTGCGCCGCCTTGGCCCCGCCTGGGCGTCCGTTAAGGCGATCGTCCCTTCGCCGATTTCTACCGTTTGGTTTGCTCTAAAGTAATTCATACCGCGTTCCCTTCCCTGGGGTTTATTGTTATTGGTTCCCGGCCGTTTTAGGCCATCGTCACCAGGCAGGAATTCTGCCACAAACCGTAGCCGACGTTCCGCCAGGTATCGATCCCGATCTGCCAGGCGTCGTTGTCGAAGCAGTAATCGGAGTCGTCGCCCTTGACCTTCAGCGTGATCCCGGTTTCTTCCTGCCGGATGAAAGACTTGACCCGGCCGTCGGTACGGAAGACGGCGAAGTTCGTGGTCCAGTCCGCCGCCAGCCGGACGTTGACCGCGACGTCGATCTTGAACTTGTTTTGCAAGGCCACCAGCGCGGTCTGAGTTTCCGCCGCCTGGACCGGGGTCTGGACGGCCTGAAGGGTTGCGTTCATGAAGACCGGCGGGATCATCACCAGGAAGGACTGGGCGTTTTCGTTCATCGGTTCGCCCTGATCGTCCTTGAAGGAAGCAATCTGGCCGATCGCCTGGGCGATACAATACTGCATCGCGGAAACGGACGGCGCCGTCGACGTCCCGTCGGTTTCGACGGGGATCCCGGACAGGGTGACTGTGATGTCGTTCGACTGGGACCCCGAATCGCCTTCGCTGTGATCCGTGTCGAAGAAGTACTGACCGTCATAGCAGACGGTTGCCGCCGCGTTGATGATCAGCGTCGAAACCAGGCTAGCCCAGTGGGCGTTCGCCCGGTCGGCCATTTCCTGAATCCGGAGCATCGCCTGGCCGCTTTTGTCCCGGCGAAGGTGCCGGACCAGGATGTCGATCGTGGATTCGTAGTGTTTGTTCGCGATGGTCAAGCCGTTTTCGCGGAATCCCTTCGCGTTTCGACCGCCGACCCATTCGCGCATCGCCGGGGGCATCCCCAACCATGCGTATTCTTCGGACGCCTGGTCGCTGGTGAAGTAGTTCGTCAGTCCGGGGATCCAGGACGCGCCCAGGTCCTGTTCCAGGGCCTTGAAAAAGGTCCCGATCACTTGCCGTTCGGTAAGTCTGTCGATTGCCATTTTTTGTTTCCCCCTTATGACCGGCGGTCATCTACCCGCCGGCCGGTTATTCGTTGTGTTAGGCTTCCTTCGTCCAGGTGCCGACCAGCAGCTTCGCGATCCAGCCGGTAGCGTCGCCATATTCCAGATCGACCATATCGCCACGGTTCGCCGTTGCCTTCGTGTTCAGCAGGTCCTTGTCGTCGGTCGCCGCCAGGTCCGGCATCTGGATATTGTCGGAAGCGTTCGGCGAAATGGTGACCAGAACGGTCCCGTATGCCCCCGCGTTGACGATCCGGAAGGACATTTTCGCGACGGCCGGAAGGGTGATTGTCTTCGCGTCGGTATCGACGAAAAAGACCTTCCCGGTGTCCAGGGCGTCCAGGGTTTTGTTCGCCGAAACGGTTTCGGCGGTCAGGCCCAGGTGCGGGTCCGTGTAGTTGTCGACGTCGAATTCGACGATCATGTAGCCGGCGGAAACGAACCGCCGCGCAAAGCCGACGAAGACACCGGACGTCTTGATAAAGCTGAAGGTGTTATCGTCGCTTGCGTAGACCGGAAGGCCGACGTCGGTGATGACGGCGCCGGTCACGGCCAGCTTGACCGCGCCCTTTCGCTTCACCCGGACGTTGATCGCCGCCGCCGCGCCGGACGAATTGTCGGCCTTGTCTTCGGCAAAGCCGACGAACTGGTCGGAAGACGTCAACGGCTGTGCGTGACCGGAAGCGGTCACAAGGCCGACGGCCGCGCCTTCATAGATGATGTCGGCCGCGATCACGGGAAATTCGTTCACGTCGCCGACTTCGAAGTCCCTGGGAGTGTTTGCGCTTAAAGTGGTCATTGTTCTTTCCCCCTTTTACTTTTTGGAATGTTCGACGGGTTGTCCCGTCTTATTTTTTGCCCTGGATCCGGACCTGCCCGGAAGCGTTCGCCTTCGCGTAGGCCAGAAAGGCGTCCTTGTCGTCGTCGAATTCCGCCCGGACTTTCGGGTCCTTTTCCCATCGGTCTTCGGGCGACAGGTTTTTGACCGGGGCCGGGGCGTCGTCGTCGGTCGACGGTTGTTCGACCGGCTTCGGGGCGTCGGCCGCGTGGTTGTCGATGGTCGTCGCCCGGATCTTCTTTTCGGCCGCCAGGACCTTGATCGCCGCTTCGGCCGGCGTTGTCTTGCCGTCGAAGGCCAGCGAATTGACCAGGTCTTCGTGACCAGGGATCGACTGTTCCAGGACGCCCTGGATCCGTTCGCGTTCGGCGGTCGCCCCCGCTTTCAGGGTTTCGGGTTTGCCGTCTTCGGCCAGTGCCTTCGCGATTTCCGGGAATTCGGCCTTGATCAGATCGGCGTTGATTTCTTCCGCTTTGAAGGTTTTCATGTCTTCTTCCTTTCGTGCTTCGGGTTGCTGTTTCTGGCCGATCACGGCCGTCAGGTTTTGCGGGACGTTGCGATATTGGTTCAGGATTTCTTCCCCGCCGAAGTTGTTCGTCGCTTCGACGCGACCGATCACGACGTCGGCGAAACCCAGTTTCACGGCTTCGCCGGCCGTCATCCAGGTTTCGTCGGTCATCATCGTCGAAAGGTCTTCGGCGTCGACGCCGGTCTTTTCGTGATAGGTCGCGATCAGGCCGGTTTTCAGTTTGTCCAAAACGTCCGCCATTTTTTCCATATCTTCGGACGTTCCGGCGACGACCCCCATCGGGTCGTGAATCATCATCATAGCGTTTTCCGGCATTTCGACGGTATCGCCGGCCATTGCGATGATCGACGCGATCGAAGCCGCTATGCCGTCTATTCGGACCGTGATCTTCGCCCGGTGCGCCTTCAAGGCGTTATATATCGCGGTCCCTTCGAAGACCTGCCCCCCGCCGCTGTTGATGTGTAGATCGATCGCGTCGACGTCCAATGCGTTCAATTCGTCGATGAACTTCTTCGCTTCTACGCCGCGCCCGTCCCAGGTCTGGCCGATGTAGCCGTAGACCATAATTCGCGCCGGCTTTTTGTCGGTCGCCGCTTTGATTTCATACCAGTTCATTCGTCGTCCCCCCGGTCTTCTTCCGGCGCCGGCATCGGGGCCGGGGCCTGTTTGGTTGCCGCCGACGGATCGGGCTGAAGACCGTCTTCGACCCGCTTCCGGACTTCCTTGACCCGTTGCCGGTGCTTCTTAGACCAGTCACCGCCGGTCAGGGCGGCCGTTTCTTCGGATAGGGTCGAAACGCCTTCCGCGACCCGTTGCGCCGCCGCGTCGATTTCTTTCTTTTGATCGATCTGGCCCCGCGCCGGACCGATCCAATCGGCGCCCAGGTAGGCTTCGCGAACCAGCGGGTCGCCGGTCAAAAAGCCGGGGGCATAGATCCGGCCCAGGGCGACGGCTTCGGTCATGAAAAGTTCATAGACAAGCTGGCAAAGACTTTGCGCCAGCCAGACCCGTCGGGTCATGAAGAACTTCCAGGCTTCCAACAGCGCCGCCTGGGCCGCCGAATATGACGCCGTAAAATGCTTGACCAGGATTTCATACGGAAGTTGAAGGGCGACGCCGATCTGTCGGGACAGGGCCAGAACGAAGGGGTCGAAAGCGTCGTTGGGGCGCCCAGGGTTCGCGGTCGTGACGTCTTCGTTCGGGAGAAGTTCCAGGATCGCGCCGGATCCCATTTTATAGTCCTTGTCGGACGTCTTCCCCCCGACGTCGGCCGTCGGTTGCATCGGCCCTAAAAGCGGATTGCCGACGCCCCCGCCCCCGTATTCGCTTTTGACAAAGACCGTAAAAAAGGACGAAATCACCGCCGCCTGGACTTCCGCGTCGGTGTAGCGCCCCATTTGCTTTAGGATTTCGATCACGGGCGCCAGGTCCGGGACGCCCCGCGTCTGGCCCACCCGCTTTTTGTCGAATAGGTGAATGACGTTCCGCCGCCCGGTTTTTGCGCCGTAGATATCGACCGGGATCCATTCGTTTTTTGACGAATACGGGTTCCCAGGGTGTCCCTTCAAAACGTGGATCCGGATCGGCCGGCCGTTTGCGTCCTTTTCGATCCCGCCGGCCAGGCGATCGGTGTCGGCCCTATTGTTCGGGTTCGAAACCCTATCGGCTTCGACGGCTTGCAGTTTTAGCCTGTACGGCGTCCGCTTGTCTTCGACCATCGGGGTCAGGATAAAAACGTCGCCATTGATCAGCGTCGACCGAAGCGAAAGGTCCTGGAATCCTGGCGTAAAGGGAAGGACGTCTTCGACGTCGCAATAGCGACAAAAAAGGGCGAATTCGGCTTCGGTCCGGCGTTCCCAGGCGTCGGCGAAGTCGTCGTCCCATCCCAGGACGTCGCGGTCGACCTGGGCGTTCAGGTTCAGGCCGGTCCCGACGATCGACGTACATTTCGTGTTGATCGCGCCGGTCGCCAGCGGGTTGTTTCGTTCAAGATCCCGCGACCGTTCGCGAAGGTCGGGAAGTTCGGCGATGATATCCGCGTCCGCGTCCCCGGCCGAAGGCGACCATTCGGAAAGGGCCTTTCGCTTTTTGCTGGCGCCGTGATACGCGCCGGCCATCGCCAGGATCGCCCTTGACCGAAGGCGCCGGACGCCGGCCGCCGGGTTGACGGCCGCGACGATTCGGTCGATCGTGTTCAGCTTTGCGGTCGACGCCGCTTCGACGATTTCCCTCATGCGTCGACCGGCGTCGCCTGGCGGACCTGGATCCCACCGCCCCCGGCTTCCCTATCGGCCAGGACCCGCAGTCGCTGTTCGGCCTTATACAGGGTTTCTAAGTTCGCCTGAGTGACCGCCCGTCCGTCGCCGTCCGTCATCGACTGGGCGCCCGTTAGGACGTTCGTGATCGCCGTCTGGACTTCTTCTAGCTGTTCCGCGTATGTCTTGACCGTCATCGGCGCCGCCCCCCGTGATTCGGGTTCGATTGATGCCCCAAGCATATAACGGGTTTTGTTACATTTTTGGGAATTGTTACGAAAATGTCACACTAATGGCGGGAAAATACGATTTCGAATACAAGGAAAAGGCTTGCAAGGGGGGCTGGAAAGGTTACTTCGGAAGGTCTTCGGGGATCGTGATCGTCGCCTGGCCCCGGAAGGTATTTCGGCACCAGTCGTCAAGGTTGTCCGCGTGGGCATACTGCCGGCCGTTGATAGTCGCGACGGGAAGGCCGATCTTCATGAAGTGGTCAAAAAGCGGTCGACTGATCTGAAGGTAACCCATGATCGCCTTTTGACCGACGATGAATTTTGTCGACGCTTTAATCGTCATGCCGCCACCCCCTTCGATCGGACCCGGCGCCCCGGCGTCCGGTGTTCGTTCCCGGCTTCCGGCTTCGGCCGGTACTTTATCCCGCTGATTTCGTGCGCCACCAGGGACAGGACCGCGCAGTCCCATAAGTGGTTCGCCTTGCCGCCGGGACATTCCCAGTGACCCTTCGCGTTGATATATTCGGCTGTCATGTGTTGCGCCATGTCCCGCGTAAATTCCGCGTTTTCGTGCCAGGCGCCGGGGTCGTCCGGTTCGATCGATAAAAGGGACGACAGTTCGTCTTTGAAGTATTTCGTATTGACGTTGATCCCGCGAAGTCCGCCGGGGATCGCTTTTTTCGTCCCAGGCCACCATTCAAGGTTTGTCCAGCTATAGGGGGCGGTCATTGTTTGACGGCCAAACGACGGAAAGATCCGCCCACGGTGCTTCAGGCAGAACTTGTAGACGTCCGCCGTCCTATGCCCCAGGGCGTCGATGATCGCAAGCTGTACGACGTACTGGACCCCGTCGGCGTCCATGTAGACGTCCCGGAACAGGACCTGTTCCAGGTCCGCGTCCGTCCGGACAAAGCCTTCGCGGATCCCCCATGATTCTTTCGTAAGGTCGGCGCCGCCGAAGCCGAAGGCGCGGATCCGATACCAGTACCCGTCGTCCTGGGTATCGACCGACCCGAAGACCCCGGCGACGACCCCGCCGCCAGGGACGCGCCCACGGGGGCGATCGTCGCGAAGGACCAGGATCGCGTCTTCGGTCCGAATCCGTTCGTATTCGGTCCAGACGTCCGCCATACGGGTGTTGTGCCAGACCTTGCGCTTCCCCGGCTTCCCCTTGCTATCAACGAATTCCTGGGCGATCGTAACCCAGGAAACCCACCCGACGGGCGAATAGAGTCCATTGATTTTAAAACCGCGTTTTTTCCGGTCCGGGTATTTGTGGATAAATCTGGCGCCGTTGTCCGGGTCCATCATCCAGGTTTTTTCATGTTCTTTGATCCTGGCGCCGCAGTCCCGGCAGACGTACCAGGCCGCCGTGACCTGGCCGTCGGCGTCCCTTTCGAATTTGATCCCGAAATCGACGTCGGTCCCGCCCCACTCCAAAAATTGAAGGAAGCCGCAACAGGGACAGGGGACGCTGTAATGCCCTTGACTGGAAGTGTCGAATTCCGCCTGGATCTTCGATCGGTCTTTGACCGTCGGTGTGCTGTTTGTGTAGATTTTCCGCCGCCGGCCATAGGCGTCGGTTCGTTTTTTCATGAGTTCGCCGGGGTCGCCTTCGGCGCCGGCTTCCGCGATCCAGCCGTCGTAGTCGTCGCGGACCAGGAAGCGGACGGAATCCGACCGCGAAGCGACCGGAGAATTGCAGCCAGTAAAGGTCCAGTTTCCGCCGGGAAATTCCTTCAGCCGCATCGTATTCCCCGCGTCCCTGGTCCGTGGGTCCTTGATCTTTCCGCCCAGGTTCCCCATTGCCCGAAGCGACGGATTGATTTTCTTTTTGACGTGCCGTTCGACTAGCTGGTCCGTCGGCATGCCAAAAATACATGGCGCCGGGTAAAGATCCGCGACGCAAAAAAGCAAATTATTCCCGACTTCGGTAAAACCCGTTTGCGTCGGCTTTACCGCGACGACTTCTTCGGTCGGACTGGTCGGCGATAGTTCGTCCATGATTTCGATCAGGTACGGGGTCCGGCTTGACCGATACTGACCCGGTTCAGGTGACGCCCCCTTCGCCAGCTTTCGGCGACGATCGGACCATTCCGTGATGGTCCAGTCCGGATCGGGTTGAAGGCCTTCGGCAAAGGCTATTTTATACGGCGTCGGCATCAGTTCGTTGCCCCAGGCAGTTTCGAAAGAAGTTCGGCCGCGCCGCCGGCCGCCGGGTTGTATTCCAAAAGGCGCGACAGTTCGGTTCGGGCGATACCGTAGGCCCCCGCGTTCGCCGCCGTTGCCCCTAAAAGCCATAGGACGGTTTCGATATCTACTTCGCCGTCGTACTTGTCGGCCAGCCGCGTTGCTTTCAGGAATGCGACGTCGTGGCGTCCGCCATTGACCAGGCCCGTGATCAAATAATAGGCGATTTTCGAATCGTCCGGGTTGACGACGTGCGCCGCGACCGCCGACCGATGCCGACCGAATCCGGCCCCGAAGACGACGTCCGCGACGAAGGACCGGCCCCAGGTCGCGGCCGCGATAGCCGCCAGGAAGACCGCCGCGACAGGCCACCAGGACGGCGCCGCGTAGACGACCCCGGACGCCTGTCCGGCCTGTCCGACGACGACCCAAAAGACGACCATCGTCAGGGCGATCGATTGCGTATTCAGGAAAAGGCCCGAAACCATTAGGCAAACGATCGCCGCAGAAAGAAAGGGCGCCCCGGACTGATACGCCGCGAATGCGGACCAGGCGCCGATAGTCTGAAGGATGATCGCCGCCGGGATTCCGGCGTCCAGCGCGAGCTGAATCGCGTCGCTATGCGCCCACCGAAACCGGACGCCCCGCTTTATCAGCGATGACCGAATCTTCGAAACGCCGACGCCTTCCCCGACAAAGGCGTTCCGGATCCCGATCCGCCGGATCGCCGATCGCCAGACGTCCAGCCGGTACGAAGACCCGGTCCGTCCGGTCTTTACCGCGTAGACGATCGCGCCGGCCGCCGCCGCCGCGCCGGCCCAAGGGTTGACGACGAAGGCGCCGGCAACGGCCCCGACAAAGGCGCCCCGGCAACGGGACAGGGTCAAGGCGTAGACAAGTAAAGGGACCGCCAGGAAGTCGCCGTCGGCGATCGCGACGAAGACGACGGGGGCCAGGAAGGCGCCAGAAAAGTTTGTGTTTCCCGCCAGTCCTTCGGCCGAATATATTCGCCGGTCGATCGTCGCCCAGGTCGCCGGCCAGCGGCGTTGACAGACGACGAATACGGCGTGAACGACCCCGCCCATGACGACGGCGGTCAAAGCGGACCGCGTAGCCGCAAGCCCCAAGGCGACCGCCGCCGCGAAGCGAATCAGGCCCCGGATCGATATCGCCGGCCGGTCGGATAAGACGGTCGCCAGGGTCAATAGGGACAGCAGGGTCGCGACCAAAAAGAAAACGCCGGGGTCGATGTAGACCCCGCCGCCGGATAGGCCCCAAAAAGCGACGGAAACCGGAAGCGATAGGGCCAGGGCCGCGTCCCGTGGTCGCGAAAATGGTGCGACGGAAGCGTTCGGAAGGACGAAAACCAGCGGGAAAAGGGCCAGGAATAAAGTCATATCATCGGCCCCCGGCAGAACATCCCGCTATTTAAACCGTCCAAATAGGCGCGGTCGAAAAGTTTCGCCGAAAGCGAAAGGACTTCGTCGCCTAAAAAAAGAAGATCGTCGGCCATTTTCAGACGTTCGTCGTCCGGTAACTGGGAATGAAGGACCCGTTTCCTAATATCGTCGGCCACGGTCTTCAGGGCCATTAGTCTTGATAGTGGATGATGTCTTTCGTCCATAGGCTTCGCCCCCCCTTGCTGTTTTTGCCCGAAGAAAAACGTCCATGATCGCGTTCAGCCGCGCCGTTAAGCGTAACCCGTCGACGAAGATCTTTTCCAGTTCGTCGTCGTCGCCGAATAGATCCCTGACCTGGCGCCGAAGCCGACGGACTTCGATCAGTAGGTCCAGGACAATCGGGAATGCCGGGTTGTTGCTTCGGTAGTCCTGTGGGTCGACGTTGAACTGCAAGAAATCCGTCGCCCGTTTTTCCAGTTCGTCCATTTGCTTCGCCCCCTTGTTAAAATTTCCCGATCGCGTCGACCAGGGCCGCTTTGATTTCTTTCCTAAGAATTTCGTTGACCGCTTGCTGGTCGGTTTCCGCCGCCAGGATCGCGTCGACCCGGTCCGGGATCACCATCAAAGAGTCCCGAAGGATCCGGGCGACATCGAAGGCGTCCTTTTCGACTTGCGCCTTTTCGACCAGTAGGCCGGACGCCTTTTCATACTCAAGGCGCCGCATTTTCGCTTTGTATTGTTCCGTCGCGGTCCGGGCTTCGGTAAACGTCGACGCCGTCGCTTCGCCAGGCTTCGCTGGTGCCGTCTTCGCCGGGGCCTTGACCCTACCCTTCGCCGCTTTTTTAGGCGCCGGGGCTTTCTTCCTGGCCCCCTTCGCCGGGGCCTTTTTCTTCTTCCCGCCGCCGGTCGGTTTGTTTACCAGATATTGAGGATCGATGTTCGCTTCAAGTTCCTTGACCGCCGCCTGGTAGTCGATCCGATATCGGGTCTGGCGCCCGGTCCCCGTCTTTTTGACGGACTTCTTCAGGCGCCCCGCACGGATATGTTGACCGACCGCTTCGGCGGAAACGCCCAGGCGGACGGACAGTTCCTTCGCGGTAACGTATTCGATCTTTTTCATTGGACGGCCTTTCGCTTTTCGGTGTAGTCATATCTTCGAACCGCGACGGCATTAACGGCGACCAGGTTCCCCCGTGGGACGACGACCGGCGCCCAGTCCAAAAGGTCCACCAGGACATTGGCCGGCCCCGGCCCAGTCCCGACCGCCACGACAAAACCCGCCCGCCCGTGGATCCCCGTCGCGTCCCGTAGGCTTTCCCGATAATGCACCCTAACCGGCTGTCCGGGCTTCGGCCGCCAGATCATGGTTTCCCCCAGGCCCCGTAGGCTTCCAGGACCCGGAAAAACCGCTTCGCCCGGACGATGTATCGAAGTTGCTGGTCCAGCTTCAGGGCGTCGAAGTCCCCCTGATATGCGCCCAGTTTGAATTGTTTATCGTCGGCCATGATCAAACGCGCCACGGTTTCGATCTGTCGTTCCGTTGGTTCCATAGGCTTTTCCCCTTCGCTGGTTATTGTTTCCCCTGGTGCGCCCCGCCGATCTTCGGGACCCCGTAAGCCGTCGTACCGTAGGCCGAGACGACCCCGGCGTTTTCGTCGTCGCCGTCGTTCGCTTTCCAGCAGGTGTAGCAAAGAAAGCGGAAGCCCTTGTGGACCGGGTTAACCCCGCAACAGGAACAGCGGACGACCCGCCGCTTCGCTTTCTTCAAGGCGTCGATCCGGGCTTCGGCCCTGACCGCCGGGTTATCGTTGCGACGCTTTCGACAGGCGTGACAAAGATCCGGGATCTTCCCCCGCGCCGATACCGGATAGCGTTCGCCGCATTTGCAGACCAGGGACGTCGGTCGCGGGTTTTTGTTTTTTTT